GTAAAGACTACAACTTCTATTATGCCTTGTCCTAAGACTAGTTCAACAGGTGGTAGCCAAGAAGTTATCAATAAGAAGTTACGTCATTTTAGAATAGAAGATGGAGTAAAGATTAAATAAAAAAAACAACACAAAGAATTATGAATGAAATATACAATTGGCTAACATATAATAAAACAGAGTTAATGAATAAGTACATATACAGAATGATTAACAATAGAGACCACGCAGAAGATTTCTATCAAGATTTATACATATTAGTATCAGATAAGAATGAAGAGAAGATGTTAGGAATATTAGATAGAGGAGAGATGTTTGCTTACTTCTATATTATTATTAGAAATAACTTATGTAGTACAAGTAGTAGGTATTATTATACTTATAGAAAACCTAATCCAAGTGGAAGTGATTATGACGAAGTATTTGATAACAGAACAGGATATGATAATATAGGTAAAGGAGATGTCTTAGCAGAGATTGAAGAAGAGTATGAAAACTTAAACAAAGCTATTAAGAAGTATTGGGAAGACGAAGTTAATAGCAATCCTAAACTATTTTATGATAAAGCTATATTCGATATGTACTACGATGATAATGCTAGTACAAGTTTTAGAAAGTTAGGAACTCATTTGGATATTCCTTCTACTTCTATTTATAACACAGTAACACAAGGAAGGAATAAGATACTAAAGAGGTTCAAAGATGAGATTAAAAACATAAACGATAAAATTATATATTATTATACAGAGTATGAGGATGATTACGTCTATGGAAGCCCTACTACATTAAATTATAATATGGATGATGATAGTTATTAGTATAATAGGATTGAGTTGGTTGTTAATACATTACAACGAATTCATAGAAGTCTTTAATGATATATTGAAAAGACCTAAAAGAATAATATTAATTCCCAAGAAGATTTTGAGTTGCTTTATGTGTAGCTCTTTTTGGGTTTCAGTAATCTATACAGGAGGTAATATTCCATTAGCAGGATTCATTAGTTTGATTTGCTATTTGATAGATAAGAATCTAATCAGCACTGATATAAAATTATAATAATATATTATGAATGAGGAAGAAGAAATAAAAAGGGAAGTACAAGAAGTAGTTAAATGGACTTCAGTATCAGGAGAGAAGCTAACACGCTTGTTTGCTATCTATAAGCTCATTAGCGGAGACAACACAACACAATGTAGTAAATGTCCATCAGCAATAAGAGTAGTGTTTCAAAGAGTAAGAAAATATAACCAAGATAATTATGAAGAACAAAAAAAGTAAATTAAAAAGAGTAGGTAACGCATTAGTATTTGCCATTTTTTCGGTAGTATTATTACCAATAACATTACCAATAATGTATGTTAAAATGATTATAGAAAAATTAAAAGGAATAGAATAATGTTGAATAAAGACCCTGAATTACAGAGATTAGGTTTAAGTTCTAACACACAGAAGATTAAGTATGATAACTTCGTAACCCAATATCTATTATTAGGTAATGGAACAGAAGCTTATAAGATATTATGTCCTAATGTAACACATAAGAGTGCAACGGAAGCAAGTCATAGATATTTAAAACATCCATATATTATGACACAGATTAAAAAAAGAAATGATGATATAAATAAACTGATGAGTGAGAAGATACAAATAAACAGAGAGAGAGTTATAGAAGAGTTAGTTTTAATTCTTGATAAGACTAAAGGAGAAGGAGAGCATAACCTAAGTTTAAAGAGCTTAGACCAAATCGCTAAAGTAATAGGTGCTTATGCTCCAATCCAAACTGAGAACGAACATAAAGGTGTAGTAATAAACTATATCAAACCTAACGTTGAAGAAGATACAGAAGAAGAAGATTAAAAATAAGTATTAAGAATGGAGATTATTTTTAGACCAAGTATTAAACAAGATAAAGTATTCCAATATTTCGATGATGCAGAATCAACTGAGATATTATTTGGTGGTGGATTAAACTCTGCTAAGACTTATATGATGTGTGCTTTAAGTATATTAAAGTGTTTACAATATCCTGGTATTAGAATAGCTGTAGCAAGGAATACTATATCGGATTTAAAGAAATCTGTATGGACATCTTATACTGAAGTATTCCAAAGTTTCGGAATGGCAATAGATGTAGATTATAAGTATAATACTATAACAGGAGAGATTACATTTAGTAATGGTTCAGTTATTCTTTGGGTAGCATTATCTTATATGCCATCAGACCCATTATACACTAGACTAGGTGGTCTATTGATTACATTTGCAATATTAGATGAAGCAGGAGAGATTCCTGTAGCAGGTAAAGAGAAACTACAAACAAGATGTGGTAGATGGAAGAATCAAGAGTATGGTATTAAACCATTAATAATTATGACGTGTAACCCTATGCGTAACTTCTTATATTCTGATTTTTATTTACCAAAGAAAGAAGGAACTCTATTACCTTATAGAAAGTTTATCAATGCAACATATAAAGATAATCCATATGCTGATGAAGAGATGATGTTACAATCTACTCGTTCATTACCACATCAAGAGATTAGTAGATTATTATATGGTAATTGGGAAACAGGTGACGACCCTAACTCAATTGTAAGTATGGAAGATATTGTAGAAATGTACGACCATTCTATTAGTTTGAACGATGATAAGACAAGATATATCTCAGCCGATATTGCATTTAAGCAAGATGGTTGTGTGTTATTCGTATGGGAAGGTAATGATGTTTTAGAAATAATAAAAGTAGATAAAGATGAAAATGTATTGGATAAGATTAAAGATGTTGCTAGGATATATAACGTGCAAACAAGAAATATTACCTATGATTCTGATGGTGTTGGACAATATCTTTCCCAATATTTAAGAACTGCAAAGGCTATTATAAACAATGGTACTCCAATGAAAGGAGAGAACTATACTAATTTAAAGACTCAGTTATATTATAAACTTGGAGAATTGATTAGAGATGGTAAGATTAAGATAAAGACTGATAGCTTTAGAAAGGAATTAGAAGCAGAATTATTATGTGTTAAACGTAAAGTAAAAACGTCATCTGATTCTAAGATGGCTATTAATAGCAAAGACGACCAAAAGAAAATAATTGGACATTCTCCCGATTTCTCGGATGCTATGATGTTCAAAATGATATACGAATATAGTAGAGGGGTATTTACAAGAATGGTATAAGATTACTATAAACGATTCAACTTTCATATATATTACTATATGAAGAACGAAATTTTAATACCAACAGAATGGAACGATGTTACTCTTGAAGAGTTCATTAATTTGAGTGCTTTAGATATTAGTAAGTTCGAAAACCCTATTGAGTATTATATCCATATGTTAAGAATATTTGGAAATGATAACATTGATGAAATATTTGAATATGTAAAGACTGTTGATTTAGCAAACATTGTTGAACAAATGTCTTTCGTTAATACACCCCCACAAAAATTAGATATTAAAGAAGTTAAGATAGATGGTACGCTATTTAAATTAACTGAGAATATGAATGAGCTTACTGTAGGTGAGTATGTTACTATTGAATCTATTATTGAAAGAGATAAGTTAGATACAGTTAGTGCTATCCCTGCGATATTAAGTGTTGTGTTGAGACCTATTGATGAAGTATTTGATTCTAATCTATGTGATAGTAGAATGAAGTTATTCAAAGAGAATTTGAGTATTGAGGAGACGTTAGGAATGTCAGGTTTTTTTTTCGATTGGCGTAGCGTAATTATGTATAACTTCTCAGCATTGTTTAAAGGTGTTGAAAAGGAAGATGATGATGTTACAGTTGGAGCAGGAGCACCCGTATTTAGTGATAGATGGAAGTGGTTCTCAATAATTGAAAGGTTAGCTAATAGTGATATTACAAAATTTGAAGAGGTGTATAAACAATCTTATATTTCAGCTTTAAACTTGTTAAGTTATTGGAAAGAGAAGGATGATTACCAAAAAAGATTAGAAAAAAGACAAGCAATGATGTCTAAACATAGTAGATAAATATGGAAGAATCGCAAGAAATAGTATTATTGTTTACAGTTAGAGGTAGAAGAATCAGAGATGAGTTTGCTACTAGAAGTAAGACTAATGATATTACTAATAGAGAGTTACGTAAGATAGAGAGAGACTTAACAAAAGTATTACAACGTCAAATTGAGAAACAAGGACACGTTGATACAGGATTAATGGTTAGAACTATTAAGGTTAAGGTTAAACCTGATGCAAGAGGTAAGATGATTACTGAAGTGTTCGGTGTTTATTATTGGGTATATGTGAATGGTTACTTTGATATATTAGAGAATGCTCAGAGAACAAGAGCTTGGAAAAAGATAGAAGGTGATTTTAATTTCCTTAATAGAGGAATAAGATAAAAAGAATAAAAAGTATAATATGAAAATACAAACGGTAAACCAATTAATATCTGTATTTAAAGATATAGCTACAAGACATTATCAAATCAATGGTTTTGGTATTGGTGATTCTTGGGAGATAGGAGCTAGTGAAGCTAAGATGCATCCTGTATTATGGATTAATCCTGTTACAGCTACAATGCCTGAGACAGATTATGGTTACAAAACATTTGAAATAGATTTCGAAGTTAGAGTATTCGATTTAGTTAATAAGGATGAATCAAATGAGAACGATGTTCTTTCAGATACAATAGATATTATTAAAGATATTATAACTGAGTTCAAAGGACATCCATATTACGTTGCTAGTGAGCTTAATATAGTAAATGATATTAGCTTTGAAGCTTTTACAGAAGAGTTTGACGAAGAAGTATCAGGTTGGTTATGCGAAATATCATTAATGACACCTATATTGACAACATTTTGTGGTTTACCAATGGCTGAGATTACAGGATTTGAATTTCCTGGTTCTGATTGTCCTACGGTTAATACTTTATGTCCTGTATTTATTGATGAAATAGTAGGAACTTATCCTATTATCGTAGATGCTTTTGGTACTACAAGAACAATTAGTATAGATACGGATGCGTTAGTAGATACTTATATGATAAGCCAAGATTTTAATTCAGGTTCAGATAATATATTGACCACTACATTAAATAATGGTACAAGTTTCGATACATTAATAGATAACTTTAATACAATTACAATCAATGGTACTATCAATAGTAATAACCCTGATACAGGAATAATCTTAAACTCATTTAATACATCTACGGGTGGGGATTTATCTCAATTCGTAATAGAACATATTAGTGGTGGTGTTACAATACGTAATGATAGAGACCTACCAATCATTCTTAATCCTGATGGTAAAACAACTATTGGTGCAATTAATAGTCTAGGTTGTGCAGAGATTACGTTAGCGAAAGATACTATAGTTAGTGGCGAGTTCGTTCAACACGTATCGACAACTCCTACAGCAGATGCTTGTCTTATTGATAATTCTATTAGCTTTCATATGGATGGGAGTGCTTTAGCAGGACAATATAAAGATAATCTTGGAACTGTTACTCCAATTGAATTTGGTGCTACTGTAGATGTATTAGGAATAGCAGATAGTAATGGTGTTTATACTTATTACTCAGATTATGCTTCAGCAATTACAGCAGCTAGTGTAGGTGGGACTATTGAACAATTTGGTGATATAGTTGAGACAGGCAGTGTAACATTAAACATTACCAAGTCTTTGACTATTCAAATGAATGGATATTCTTATACACTTGATAATGTAGATGGTACTTATGCTGTAGAGATTACAGGGAATGATTTAAATATCAATATATTAAACGGTAAGATAAATAGGATAAATGGGGTCGCTAGTAGAACAATAGATTGTGGAACTTCTATTACTAACAGAAGTATTATTTGCTTTGATGGTACAACTATATTTACTGATTTAGATGATACACACTCGTTACTAACGACAACCAACAACACAACAATTACTGGTGGTGTATGGAGAAGTGAAAGTGGTGGTGGTAATCTATCTGTAATTGTTGATACGGACTGTACATTAACTAATTTTATTTATGAGGG